TCATTAAAGCGTGTTTGTGCTTCTTTTATTTTTTTGTTCGTGTCAACTTCTGCCTTTAATTTCTTTTCGGCAGCATCTTTATTTAACTTTGAAATTTTATCTTGTGCATCTTTGTTTAACTTAGCAGTTTCTTTGGCATAATCTTTATCAATCTCTGCCATTTTTTCACTAAACTTAGATTGAGCATCAGAAATTTTACCTTGAAAATCTTTTACGATCTTCATATAATCTTCATTTGCTTTTTTGGTTGCTGCTTGCGCGGCTTTTTGTTCTGCAGTTGTTTTACCGCCAGTTGTAGGTGTTTGATCTGCACCAAAATCAGGCATTTGTGTTTCTAAAAATGTAAGTTTGATTGGTTTATTTAATTTATCCAATTTACCACTTAAATCAGTAGCCATCTTTGCGGCTTTATCACCCATGTCGCTTATGCCATCAAGCCCTGAATTTATGAAATCTAAACCTTGTTTAGCATATTTACCTACGCCCGGAAGTTTAGAAAGAACAGTAAGTAATGCACGCAAAGGTCCTGTTACAACTTTCATAATTGCTTCAAACACTTTTGCAACTATAGGAATAATTGAAGCAAATGCATTTAATGCTATCTTTGACATATTGATAACTGCTTTACGGAAAGCCTCAGATTTATTCCATAACATTACAAGCGCACCAATAAGAAGTACCGCAGCCATTACTGCAAGACCGATCGGGTTAATTGCCATAGCACCGTTAAGAGCAATTTGTTGTCCTGTTAATGCCATAGTTGCCGCTTTAGCAACGCCTTGAATAAATGCCCATGCTTTTGTGGCAATAGTTATTGCTTTGAGTGTTAATGAGTAAGATGCTAACGCAACAGTAACGGTTAAAATAATACCGCCAAAGATTTGAAATGCAGTTGAGTTGCGCTTTACAAAATCTACAACTTTATTAAAATTCTCAATAAGGCTTTTGAGTTTAGGAATTAACACCGTACCAACAGATTGTGCGGCATTGTTAAATTCTTCTTTAAGAATTTGTAATTGAACAGTAAATGTTTCTGTTGCTTTTTGTGCTTGACCGCTTAACTTTTCTTTTAATTCTTCCATTGCTTTTGCAGTTGCTTCTGCTTTAGGTAAATTTTCATCTAAAACAATTCCAAATTGTTTAAATACTTTACCTGCTCCCATATTTGCTTTTAGAAGAACCTGTGAAGCCTCTTCCAAACTCATTGATTTTGCTCTTGCTAAATCTGCCGCCATAGCCAATAAACCTTTTGACTTTGTTAAATCTCCAGTTGATTGAATTAAAATTTGCATACTTGCGGCTGCTGCTTCATCATCAAATCCAAGTTTGACAAAACTGCTAGAAAGTGCATCGATCTCTGCTCTTGTTGCGGCAGTATTTAATCCTTGTGCCACCAAAGTAGCATTTAACTTAGTCATAATGACTTCGGCATCCATTGCCTCTTTAATACCAAGAGCAGCAAAACCAGCAAATGCCGCACCCATAGCCAACAAACCAGCGGTAGCAACACGACTTGCTTTGTCAATGCCACCGATTGAACCACCAGCCTTCATTGACTGATCTTCCATCTTGCCTAGTTCATTATTAACTTGCTTAAATTCTGCAATAGCCTTGTCTGCAACTGCTTTAATCTCAAAGATCGCTGGTGGTAAAAATGCCATTATCTGACCACCTGTCCAATGTGTTTAGCAATAATTGCAGGAGCAACTGCTTGAAATCTAATAAATGCTGGCTTCATGTAAGGGAAACCAGCCATAGCAGAAGTTCCTTTCCATGACTCAGGCGCATACGCACCACCTAATTCAACGGCGCGTCCATATTCTATTGTTGGACCAACAATAGCAGAATAACTAGCAAAACCTTTGCGAAACTTCTCTCCGCGTATAGATCGGCGCAAGTTACCTGTTCGGTTCATAGGCGGTTGCCCAGATGTAGCCTTTTCGCCTTTCTGTCTGCGACCTTCAATTTGTTCTTTGGATAACTGAATAAGTGCAAGCATCATTTCGTTACGAGCGCCTTCTGCGCCTTTGTCCAGATCGGCGCCAGCCTTTTCTAATGCGTTACGCACCAGTTTAAGATTTGATGTTATCACTCTCAACCTGTTTCACTAATGAAGAAATAGCAATTATCCAATCCAACAACGCGGCAGGTTGTTCATCTACTTGTTGTGGTGTCCAACCAAAGTCCTTTGCGCAAATGAAATATAACCACTCTTCATCTGGATATGTAAAGGCTTCATGTCTTTCACCACCTTCAAGCAACCATCTTAAGCGTTGGAGTTTTCTAAAGGGCTTTCGGCATCCTTTTCATTTGCTTCTGTATTAGCCAATGCAGGGAATAATACCTTTTGCGCTTCTTTTGTTTCTTCAACAAGAAAATCGTAATCAGCCATTTCAAGTTCATCTAATGAGTCAATTTTGATTGACGGAATAATTAGATCAAGTGACCAATCTTCTACAAGCACGGCAAGTAATCCATCTGTTAATGAAAGGGCTTGCATAATTCCTTCATCTGCTTTACCTGCGTTCATATAAATCTTTTTACGATCTTTTACACGCAAATCTTTTGGGTCGCGTAATGAAACTGTTGCACCACTAGGTAGTGTGATTTTCTTTTTTGACATTTTATTTCCTTCCGATCGGTAAGTGCCTTCCAATTTTACAACAAATAGGTGCTAGGGGGCGGGAACAGGGAAGGCGACTGCTCGACCGACCCCCTAGCACATTTGTTCTGTTACTTAGATATAAGTACCAGAAGCCTTTGCATTTTGTAATACCCACTTAATAGGAGCAAAACCGCCAGAAGCACCTGCATCTGTGGTGTTACCAAGACCGTTAATTGAGACCATAATTTTTACAAAATCATCTCCACGATCATAAGCGGAAGCGGTATAAGCACCCTTTGTAATGGTTGCTTGAATTTGAATTGCAGCAGCACCTGCGCCATAAGCCCAGTTAAGGACAATGGAAGGTTGTGTGTTTGTTAAGTAGCGTGTTAATTCTGTATCCGCTTCCATAATAAACTCAATATCACCTGTAACATCAAGAGCACCAACAAATACGCTAAATGGGTCTTGTGTTTGTGAGATGCCATAGATCGGTGTAACTGATCGCTTCATCGCAATTGTGCCAGTCATAGCATTTGATACTGTGCTTCCACCGATAGTTACAGTTCCTTGCCAAACTGGTGTTGGCAAAAGTGTGCTAAATGTTGGTGTTGGTGCAGTAGTTGTTGCAGATAAGTTACCTGTGGACTTTGCATCAAATTCCAACATACCGTCTGCATTAAACTTTAGTGTTACATCATGGAATTGTTGTGCCGCATAAGTGCGTACCGCAACTGCATAAAAATCTGTAAGTGTGTAAGAAAGCGGTTGAACATCTGTAGTTGCCGCAAGACTATTCTTTAATGAGATCGTGTGTGTAAATGGAGCAGATGCGCCAGTTGTAGCGCAAGCACCCATAATACCTGTTAATGCGTAACCGATACCATCAGCAAATACCGCACCACCAAGATCAAATGTAGATCGTGTTCTGCCCGGAATATAGTTGTAATTTTCAACCATAGCACCGCGAAGTCCTTGGTCGTACAATGGGTCAATTACATTTACTGGCTTTACAGTATCTTTATTGACTAGAAGGTAATCTGTCGGTGCAACCGCAGTACCTTTTGTTGTTTCTTTTGCAATTCCTATATAGGAACGGACGGAATTTTGGACTGCCATTTACTCACTCTCCTGCGGTGTTATGAAGGTTGGTTTGGTTGAAATCTTAGCACTAACACTAATAACTTCATGCGCATTAAAATCATCTGGCGCATCAAATTCATCATTTGGCGCCACAACAATCCCAAGCGAAGGGAGCACACGCTCGTCTGTTCCCGTGTATTTGTACTTTGCCATATGTTCTCCTTATGCTTGTATCATTTCGGTAACATCAAACTGAATTTCAGCGTATGTTTCCGTTGCTCCCTCGGCAACCGTTTGCGGTTCGCCATAAGTAGCGTTGATGATCGGTTCAGCACCTTGCCAAACCAATGTACCTGTTGCATCTCCAAAATTGTGATCTGAGCGCAATCTTGTCTTAATGTTATCAACAAGTGTATCAAAATCAGCCATTGCATCTTCTGCGTTTCTATGCAGAGAGTGATGAAAGATTTGTAAAACTATTGAGTAATCTACACGCTTCCAACCGTTAGTAGCACCACCGATTGCTAGGCGTGTTTCATTTTCAGATTGAATAAATACCACAAGTGCGGCACGCGATAATTGCCCTGCGGTTGAATTTACCTGAAAATTTATGCGCTTAGGAAATGAAGTGAATACTTGATTGAGTGTAACTATTTGCGGAGTTGCTAAAAATGTTGCCAAAGTGGCACGGACTCCTGTGCGCCCTGCCATTATCTAACCCTGCGATAAAGTTTAATCATTTCTAGCGCAGAAGCAATATCTGAACCAAAGCGTTGTGAACCATCAACATTTGCAGTAGCCCCTGTTGTGATCTGCATAGTCATAGAGTTATCTCCACGCATTTTGATAAATGCAGTTGTGATAAGAATACAAGCCTGTTTAATCGTCATTGGCATATTACCAATTGCAACTCCTTCGGCGTGTGTTGAAACTAGCGCAGTTGTGATCGGTACTGTGGTTGAACCATTTGTGTAAGTAGATGCAACTGTTACATCTTCACTTAATGCGCCATCATAGATATGTAAAATTTGACCAGCAATAATACCTGCGCCACTTTTAACAGTAAGTGTAGTTTGTGTTGCAGTTGCCGTAACAATTCTTGTATTTACATAACCTGCGACATAAGTGTATTTTGTAAAGAGTTGTTGGCGCGGAAAACCACCGCCAAATGCAAGTGGTCCTTGACTTGAATATGAAGTTGATATTTGTGATAACGGAATAATAATTTGCTGATTTTCAAACCAAGTTTGTGAACAATCTGGCAAAGTAATTAAATTAAGTGGATTTGAACCATATTGAAAATCTGATAACTGAACAACTGGTGAATTATCAGGGTGTAACGCAATATAACCTTCAGTTGTCATGCGTGTGCGTTGAGTTTCTACATATGTTGTAGCGGTTAAATTTCTATTTAAGTGTGCGTCCATATAGGAAGATGCACGCATGATCACATTTGCTAATTCTGCATCTTGCGCGCCAGAGTTACCGCCTACAACAAGATTGTCAAAGTCAATAGATGTTGGCGCATTTTTGTATTCAGCAATGGTGAGATAGGCACTTTCATCTTGTGTATCAGGTGTAATACCTACTGCCATTTGTTATTCCCCATCTCTTGCTGGTGTTCCATTTTCATGCCCACACCGTGAGCATTTTCTAAACCAAGAACCAAAACCGCACTCAACGCAAACAAAACCTAGTGATGAGTCATTTGTTGTACCCATCAAACTTGCCTCAAAAAAACCTTCTGCCTTTAACGCCTTTGCATCTTTTGAGTTTGAAACTTCTACCATGCCTTTTTTGTTTTGATTGTACTTGCGCACACCGCGAGATGTGGTTATATCAACGCCTCTTAATCCTTGTGGTCCAACCAATTTTGTCATGTTTATCCTTCATTAAGTAAATAGACACCGTGCGCCTTCCTGCACGGCATCTATTTATTGCTTACTAAGCCTTGACAATTCCTGATACTGCGCCGTTCCATGCTGGAGCAGTGCAGAAGAAGTTACCACGGAAGTATGTGCTGAACTCATATGCGAACTGAGTTACGGGCCATTGAATGCCCATGTAATCCTGAACCATGAAGTTAGCCCAAACATCTGTTACCTCTGTGTCTGGAATTGGAAGTGTGTATGAAAGCACTGGTGATACACCCTGTGGAAGCCAAGGGTGAACAGTTAATGGAACCATCTTTCCTGTGATCTCATTGTTAAGAGCACCGATAACTGCACCACCAACATAATCTCCTACTTCATTTTGTGAGAGATTGATACGGTAGTTAGCAGTTGAACCATTTTTGATTGCATCTGAGAGTTGCTTACGATCTGCACCGTTTAGGAAAATCTCATCTGGATCAGCCTTAACTGCATCATATAGACCAGAGAATACTGTTTGATATTCATTTCCTGGGTTTGATGTAGAGAAAGTTGAATTGACTGCGTTGTTGAAACCGCTTGATGAACCAAGAACAGTAGGAAGAATTCCGTCATAACCTGTTGCATATGCAGATGTATCTGCTGATGCGCGAGATGCTGCGGCTCCTGTTGTATTAAATGCTGCGTTGTTACCAGTTAGACCAGTAGCAGAAGCACCTTGAATTGTAAATGTACCTGTACCACGGAGTGTTCCCTGATACTTGAGGTTTGCTGCGCCTGTAGCAGTTCCAACATAAATGTTGTAACCAAGTGCGCCAGTTATGGCAGTTGAAACTGCAATAGTTAGAACATCACCTGATGCAACTGCTGTGCTTGCTTCTGTACCAAGAATTGACTCACCAAAACCTGAACCAGAAATACCAGCATCAGCAGTAACATTTACATAGTAAGTGTTTGCGGCTAGTGCAGTCTGACCAGATGCTACTGGTGAAGCAAGTGTGAATGTTGGTGCAGTAAGTGCGCCTGAATAACCAGATGCAGTTCCGCGAGCCATAAGCATCATGCGCTCTTCCATCAACATTGTTGCGTAAAGTGTTGATGTTGAAGATAGTTGGCGCAAGTCCTGATATCCCATACCTGAGAAGTTTGCATCAAATGAAACTGCATCAGATAGTGAGTATGAGTTGTATGGCAATACTAGATCATCTGCTGCGTATGAAATCTTTGGACCGCGTTGGAAGTTAATTGAACCGAAAGCAGTTGTTGTGCTTTCTGTAATTCCGGGCCATGTGTTACCGACTCCGCCTGTACCTGTACCTGTGTATCCGTTAATACGCTTTACACGGTGTGAAGTACCGATACCCTTTTTGCGAGCGATCTTGTTACGCAATGGTGTTGGGCGTGGTGTAAGCAACTTAGATGGTGCTTCGAGGTCAAATGCCGCAAAAGATGTGCTAAGTGGGCTTGTAAGTGTGATGTCTTTCTGAATGTCCTGCATTGCAAGGCGTTGTGAAGCAAGTGCGTTATTTAGCGCGCCTACTGCATCTGGTGAAAGAGACTTGTTTGTTGCTAGGGCTTCAAGTGTTGATACTGGGTCGCCAGATGCTTGCGCAAATGTTGATGTACCTGACTTGATTGCCATAATTGCTGATGGGTCTGAAATAGATTGTCCAACAGACTTGTTGAAAGCGTCTGTGTATTCGTCCATGCGCACTGCTGCATCTTTTGCAGAAGTAGCATCTCCGAACAACTCAGTTGCTTTAACTGGTGCGAGAGCCATTTGTTTCCTTTCGTAAAGAGTTTGAATTATTTAGTGGCTTGTACTGCGAGTGCTTTGGCTTCAAAATCTGATGCCAATTCTTTGTAACCGCGTGCCAAATCTTTGTCATCGGTTACGGCAGACTTTGCGCGATATTCAGCAGCCTTTTGTAGCAGATCACCAAGTTCGGCAATTACTGCTGGCTTAATGACTGAACGCTTTGGTCCACCTTGTACTGCTTTTGTTCTTGCCGTTGCTAATTCTGCATTTAACTTGTTAATTTCCTCTTGATAGGAAGTAACCTCTGTAGTTATAGCATCTTTTGCACTCTTTACGGCTTTCTCAATGATTGCAGTAATTGTCTTTTTTGACAAATCCTCATCATCTGAGGAATCTTCATCTGTGCCATTATCGGCAACATCATTTCCATCTACATCTATGCGTGGAAGTATTGTGGTTGATGACTTAGGAGTTTCAGTAGGCGCAACCATAGTTGCAGTTGATACATCTTTGCGACCGTGCGCATCTGCTGGCTGATCACAACCGCATTCTAGGCACTTTTTAGCAGATTTTGTTTCTTCGTGACTTTCGCAGATCGCTTTATCGCAACCGCCTTTTTCTGCGCATGATGCGCAACCTGCGCAATCACAATCTGCGGTTTCTACTTTGTCCAAAGGCTTCTTGCCTTCTGCTTCTTCAACTTCCTCTTCTGCGGCTTCTGGCTTTGAACCTTCTGCAGTTTCTTCCTCTGCACTTTCACCGACAGGCTTTAATTCCTTTTCTTCATCTTCATCTTCATCAAGTTCCATACCTGCTTCTTTACACATTGACTTGCATTCGTCAAGTGCCATTTTTGCATCTTCATAAGCAGACTTTGCTTCTTCATACATTTTTAGCATATCTTCTTTTGACGGCTTCTCAGAAACCGCTTTATCTTCTTCGTGCTCCATTTTTTCTCCTTTTACGGTCTGAGTTGCTATATTTTTTTCTGTTTTCTTATATCCGCCGCCACGCTTTTTGTACTCATTTGTAACCCAAGCGTTAGCAACTGCGGAAGGATAAACATCAAACTTTTCTTTCGCTTCTCTTTTTACGCGATTGTAAAGTTCAGTATCGGAAGGTTCAGAACCTTTACCGCCACGATTGATGCCTTCATAATCTGGTTCTTTCTTTTCAATAAATTCTTCAACTTGTTCTAAAGTTCCAGCATTATCAGATTTAGCCAACATTAGTTTTGCATTAGGGTTGGCTGGTCTATCAACTAATGAAATTTCTACGATCTGTCCGTCAATAATTCTTCCGTTAGCGGCTTTAGTATCTCTAACAATTCTTGGCGCACGAATACCGATTGAGAAACCTTTTAGCACACCAGTTTCAACTTTCTTTACCGATACTGGATCAACAACTAATGCAGAAATGTAATGTCCATCTGCTTTACTATCTAATTCTTTTGCAACACCTGCGGCAATATTGCTATGTTGTTCTCTAATGTTACCGCCAGTTTTGAACCACTCTGGCATTGCTTTCTCTAACCAAGCGGCATCACAAATTTGTTGGTCAATATCTAATGCATCGTCAGTTGCTTTGCCATATACCAATAGCGTTCCATCATCTTGCTTTTCTTGTTTGATGATCTGCGCATATGAGTGTGCTAAATCTGTCGTCATTGATTTATCCTTTTTCTTTTCTCTCTGTGAAATGCTATCTGCCCAAGTTTTACCTGCGTCGCCACCCCACAGAAGCCACGCAATATAACCGCGAGAAGGATTTGAGGCGTTACCCCAGTCCTTTCCTTTTTTGTCAACTTCGTGTCTTGCAAAATAGGATACCATGCGATTGATAGTTTCTAACGGTAACGATCTACCGTTTGATAAATCTCTAGCACGAGCAACTCCCACCATTGTTCCGCCACGCTTAAACTCTGCGCGTAATTCTAAACCGCGCTTTGCGTTTTCTTGTGCGCCTTTAGGCGGTACAAACCCATCTGCCATTTTATGCTGAATAAGTTAGAACAATTGCGCCAGCGGCTGAGGCTGCTGCTGAGATTGCATAAATAATATCGCCAGCGCTTGCATAGAATGTTTGTGAAGTACCTGTTGCTAATGTACGACCGATAGTTGCGCCTGATGTGGTAATCGTGCTATCGCCAATAAAGATTGACGCACTATGACCGTTGTAAATTGTAATTGGGGTCTGTGGTCTGGCGTTCTTATCCACTTGATGCAAAATTGAAGTAACTGTAAGTGTGCTTGCGTTAATATGTTCAAATGCCATTTGTTATTCTCCATTCAGAATATAGTCTAATGCATCTTGTCCTATGTTTTGTGTATCTACCACATATGGCGCAATATCACAAACACAATTTGGGTGTGCTGGCGGTTCGGTATCTCCGCTTGGGAATACATCACCAATACCGATAGGTGATACATCTGCATTTTCTTGGCATAGATCACAAGGGTCTGCGACTATCCACTCTACCAGTTCCGCACCGCTTTCTTCATATAATTCCCTAGAAGCAACGGATACGGCACTACTCATTTCAGTTTGCGCAATAGTTAATGCGCGGTCGCTATCGTCTAGCAAATCTTCCAATTCTGCACGCACACTTGCTGGAGTTTCACCTTTTGCTAACGCTCTGCCTAAGATTGTTCCAATTCTGTCAAGTGTGGTTCTGTTTACATTTTGAATTGTTACACCGCGCCGATCTAACAAATCAGATAATCCGCGAGGCGGTTTAATCAAATTAGCGGCGGCGCGATTGCCCGGTTTCCAAGTATCCCAGTTAATGCCCATTGCGCGTTGTAAGTCTGCTTTTGATGGTGCTTTATTTATCTTTGCCTTTACTATTGCGCTCATAGCAATATCTTGCCCAAGCGTGTAACTATCCACATAGATAGTTTGTAACGCATTGAACATTTCTTTGCTATCTGGGCGTATATGTATTTTGGCATATGCGCGTGTTTCTTCTGTCGTTGTATTTTCTGTAAAACCCATAGCAAAAAAATCATCTACAACGGCATTAACATTTATTGAAGATCGTAAAGCATCTCTAATAAGTTTTGCGCGCCGAGCAGCAAGGCGTGTTTTTGCGCCCTGCCTTTTCTTCCATGCTCTATTCATTTTATGCTAAATAGCGTTCGGCATACCAGCGTGCGCTATCGTAATCTTTTGCAGTTACAAATTTGTTTAACACATCTGCATAGACAACTGGCACATCTTGAAAACGGAAAGCCCTATCTGGTGCTTTTGTTAAAAACCGCAGAAACTTTTTTAATTCCTGTTGTGCTTTAACTGCATCTGTGATCTCTGCTTCTTCTGGCGCATCTTCAATAGCAGATACTTCTGCTTCGGCTTCACCATCATCTGTAAGTGTTTGCGTACCGTCAATTAACAACATACCTGTTTCTGTTACAAGATATGAACCAGTTGCGGTTGTGAAGATAGGAACATCTGCTTCTGCTGCTTCAATTAACGGTAAACCAGCGCGTGATCGTGCTTCATTTAGCGTTAATGTTCCAGATTTGATATTCAAATCAATAGTGCGTGCGTTGCTTTCTGTATCTTCTCTACCACTTTCCATGAACTTGAATTCAAGTTCGCGTGGCATACCCAGAAATACATATGAGAGTTGAGTAATCATTTTTGCAACCCAGTTTGCTAACGGAATTGCGCCGATCACCTCGCTACTTTCTGCTTGACCTAATTGAAAACCTGCGCCACCCAAACCACCTTTAGGACTAAATCCAATTTCAGAAGGTTGAACTCCAAAGTGACCGCAAATGCTATTAACAAGATAATCGTCAAGCGTATCTTTGAACTTCTCGCCATAACCATCAAATTGAATTGGCTCCATACCGACTGGCAAAAGGCGAACACGCTTGCGTTGTTCTGTTTGTCCTGCTAGATCGCTATTGAAAATGTTTTCATATGCGCGTAACAAGTCTGGGTTATTACCAAAGTTTGCATCTGTTTTCATCATCAATTCTGGTGTAACGCCATCTGTATATTCTGCGCGTATCCATTGTTGTCTGCGCAAGTAAATATCTGCAAGTGGTAATGCGCGTTCGGTAGGTCCATATCCATACACGCTTGTTGTTCTGCGATTGCGTATCAAATACGCTAATTCATCACTTGTAAATTCGCCATCTGCTTCTTCTGTTTCTGTTGGTGCAGTAAATTCGCTGCGAGGGAAACCAAACAAGATTTGTTGATATGCGCTAAATGGTGGCATTGGTCGCATACCACGATCATCAATCAATGGCTTAATTGTGGAACCATCAAGAATTTGTAATCCGTATAGTTCATCACCGACAGATTTTTGCGGCCATATAGCCCACGCATCTAACACAAGTATTTCTTCAAGTGCAATATTTAACCAATCGTAAAACAATAATCCGTTTGCCTTATCTGGTTGTTCCCAGAATTGACGACAACGGCTAATATCTTCCGTGTAGTTATCTCGCGCAGTTTGCATAGCGCGTACTCTTGCGCCACCGATCTCAGTAATAATCTTTTCTGCGGCATCTTCGCCTAATGTAATATCCCAATCTAGTCCAAGTATCTTTGCCTTTGTAACTTCAATACATCTGCGCAATATGTCGATCTGATCTGCGGCAGCGCGTAATGTTTTGAAAGGTGTTAAGCGTGTTTCTGTAATATTGATATTTTGCGCAACTTGATATTCATATCTGCGTGGGTCGGGTCTGCCACTATCTGAGTTCGGTGGATTTATTGCGCCCGGAACAATAGGCATACCAGGAGCAAATGGAACTGTCGCAAGATTAGGATTGCGTGGTAGTGCATCTGTTTGTCCGTATGTTGTTGTTTGCCCGATATTGTTACGCATTTGCGTTTCTGTTAGTGCTATTGAACCTACTGGTAGATTAGGTGCTTTAGTAATCTCTTTTGCAACTCTTTCTGCAAATCGGTCTATTAAACCCATTACATTAACCTCTCAAATTGTTTCCGCATTTAGAGCAAATGCTAGCCGTTTTCGGTGATGGCATACCGCAAACTGTACATAATACTGCCATACTTGCGAGTGCGATCATACTAGCACCACCAGAGTTTAATTCTGTTAATGCCCACACTAATGCATCTAACCGATCAGGACTTTCTGTAGATTGTGGCGTCCATTCACACATTTGAGTTTCAAGATCAGAGAAGTATCCAACATGATGCACTCTGCCTTGTTCGTACAAACTGCTGATCGGTTCAGCGCGTAATTGCTTACCTCTAGTGGCAGTTACCTTTTTTGTCGCAATAGAAGCATCTACCTGTTTTAATAACAAAATAACCATATCACCGCCATTGTTTGTTTCGGCAACGATCTTGTCTGCTTTGTGTTTGTGATACAACTCAACTGCCACTCTTGCCCAAGCATCTGGCGTTGTGCGAATAGATTTGTCATCAAGTATGTAGTAATCACCATTTGATGCAATTCCAGCCGCAACTATGCCAGTTTCATCGCTAGTAGCGTTAGCAGTTACCGCAGGGTCAATGGCAACTACAACCCGAATAAGTGGTGGTGCGCTATCCACTCTTGCATCATCAATTAGTTTGCGAGTCCATAACGCACCATCTACATTGTCCAGTATTTCTCCGTACAATTCTTGTCTGCCGAGGCGCGTGTTCTCATAACGCAATCTATATTGCGCTAATGCACTTTCAGCTAAATTTGCTGCATTATCAAATGTGGAACCGCGCACTACCCTCACATTATCTTGTTTAATTAACTCTTTGATGATCTTGATAGGTTTGGGTGTAGTTGTAACAATAGTTTGTGGAAATTCACCTAAACGCAAACCGAATTGGTACTGATCCCATGCCTCTGGATACTTAAATGCTGCTAACTCATCAAACCAACCGCCATGATGCTGAGGACCACGCAAACGCTCTGGTTCTTCACCAGAAAACAATTTAATGCGTGACCCATTTGTTAAAAAGATTTCACCGATCGAGCGATTGTAATCCTTTAGAGTGCCATATTGGCGTAACACATTAACAATACCGCTTTCACCTTCTGCGCAAGTATCTCTAGCATCTCCATAAGTAGGCGCAACAATAGCCCAGCGTGTCTTTGGTTTGCTAGATGCTTCCCAAGCCAACCACTCTGCAGCCGTGCGTGTCTTACCAGCGCCACGCCCTGCTAAATACAACCAAGTGTTCCAAGATGTATCTTCGCTTGGTAATTGTTCAGGTCGTGCTAACTGGTTAAGCCATCTAACTCTGCGGCTGACTATTAAGGATAGCGACAAGTCGTTGGACTTCTGCATCAATTGTGTCTCGGTCATAGATACTTACCTCAACTTGTGCCTTAGTAGGCATATCCAAACCAAGCAATCTGGCACGCCTTTCCATAATCTTAATTAACGCCATTACTAACCGTGCGCGAGTATTAGCATCTACATTTTGTGTATCTGTTAGATCACCCCAGATAGCCGCTTGCGCAATATCAAGTCTGTCCATTTCAGATTTGCGCACTTCAATTACATCTTCATAAACAATTCTGTTACACGCACTTAAATATGCTTTATGCGCGCCAGATGCACTTGCGTAACCTAATCGCTCTGCAATTAGATCAAATGTTAATCCGCCACGCCTATATTCAAGTACCTTGCGTTCCTTCTCCAAAGTTTCAGGTTTAACTCTGCTTCTTCCCATTACTTGCCACCCCAACCGCCACCGCGAAAGATCGCTGGCGTTGCGCCTATAATTTTGCTCATAACATTACCGCACTCACATTCCAATTCGTGTATATCATCAAACCCGAAATGAACATTGCGTTGCGCATTACATTTGAAACACTTAAATGCATATATTGGCATTTCCACCCCCATAATCCACTACAAATATAGCACTAATTCTTTGGGCGTGGACATAAAACTTTAGCGATCTCTTCATTAGGCGCACCTGCAAATCTGAACCCAGTAGTTATTCTGCTACGCGATAGTCCTAACCTGCCTGTTATGGAAGATGTTTTGCCTCTTTGCGCCACTCTTGACGGCTCTCTTATCATTTCCCAGTTAGATGATCTATTCAACGCCCTAACGCGTGCTGGGTGACTTGTGGTCGTATATGTAGATAACCCTTGCGCCGCTAATCCAGCACAAACATAATCTACAAATCTGCCACCTAAACCGATACCTTGATAATCAGGCAGAACAACAGTCCTGCTAATACGCCTAGCATTTTTAACATTAGCGTTAATAAGAGGCAGAATAGCGGTAAATACTGCTGGCTGATCTTTGATTAACCCAACATAGATTTGCGCTGATTTGTTCAAACTGTCGCTTAGATAGTGATGTTTGCTGAATATGCTCCACGCTTCATACTTTGCCCAAATGACTTCAACATTGACTTGTGGGCGGGGTTGAACCGACCCCCAAGTGAAAGTGCCAAGATGTGGCTGGTAAATCCAATCAGGTCGTAACCACTCTTCAATATCGTAGTGGCAAGCAACTGCAACAAACTTTTGATTACGCGCTCTAACAG